ACGGTCGAGGCCGAGAAAGCTGCAATCGAGCAAGCAAAGCAGGCGAGAGATGCTTACTCAGAGCGTTTGAAGGTGATGGATAACTTCCTGTCACAGCAGATGCAGGGTGAGGATATTGAAAGTCTGAAGGAAACCGATCCGATTGCTTATGCAGTCAAGGTCGCAGAACGTACGCAGCAAGAAAAGCAGTTGGCTCAATTACGCGCTGAACAGCAACGCATTGCTAGAGAGCAACAGGCCGAGCACGAAGCGGTGATGGAGAAGCGTCTTGTTGAGGAAGCTAAAAGGGTTGCCGAGGCAATTCCTGAGTATGCGCATCCTGAGAAGGGTGAGAAAGTACGGTCTGAACTTCGGAGTTTTGCCAAGTCCATCGGGTATTCGGACGCTGAACTGGCAAATGCAACAGACTCTCGTGCTGTGTTGACATTGTGGATGGCAAGCCAGTACCAGAAACTGCAAAAGGCCAAGCCTGGTGTGACCAAGAAGGTCGCCGAGGCTCCAAAGATGCTTAGGTCTGGGAACGCGACAGGTAAGACCATAGCCACAGAAGCTGCAAAACAGGACTTTGCGCGGCTGAGAAAGACGGGATCTCGTCAAGACGCTGCCAGAGTATTTGAACGATTCTTATGATTTAGGAGTTAGAAATGACTGTTCCTTCAGGTACATTCCAGACCTTCACGGCTGTAGGCCAGCGTGAAGACTTGACTGATGTTATCTACAACATCAGCCCCACAGAAACCCCTATCCTTTCGTCGCTTGCTCGCACGAAGGCAACCGCTGTCTATCACGAGTGGCAGACAGACACGCTTGCAGCAGCAACAACCAACAACGCTCAGGTTGAAGGTGACGATGCAACGGCTGCAACCATCAGCCCAACGACTCGCCTTGGTAACTACACACAGATCGTTGCTAAGACGATCCAGGTATCAGGCACGATGATGGCTGTTGATCTCGCAGGTCGCCGCGCAGAGAAGGCTTACCAGTTGTCTAAGGCTTCGCAGGAACTCAAGCGCGACCAAGAGACGATCATCTCTGCTAACCAGGGACGTTCTGCTGGCAACTCGTCAACGGCTCGCAAGATGGGTTCGTTGTTGTCTTGGCTCAAGACCAACTCGAACTACAACACCACTGATGGTGCTAACCCCACCACCATCGGTGTTTCGACCCGTAGCGATGGTACGACCCGTACCTTCACCGAGGCAATCCTCAAGGATGGCGTTCAGCAGGTTTATACCTCTGGCGGCAGTCCTAAGATCCTCGTGGTTGGTCCTGCTCTCAAGCAGACGGTATCTGCCTTTGCTGGTATCGCAGCACAGCGCTATATGGCTCCCGATAACGCTCCCACGACCATCATTGGCGCGGCTGACGTTTATCTGAGCGACTTCGGCTCGATCTCTGTTGTACCTGATCGTTTCGTCCGTAGCCGTGATGCGTTCATCCTCGACCCTGAGTACGCAGCGATTGGTTATCTGCGTCCGTTCCAGACGAACGAGCTTGCAAAAACTGGTGACTCTGAAAAGACCCAGATTCTTGCTGAGTTCACGATGGAAATGCGTAACGAAGCAGCCCACGGTATCCTCGCGGATCTGAAGACTGCCTAAGTTATAAACTGTGGTAAAAAGAAGGGAGGCGTAACAACCTCCCTTTTTTTATGAACGCTAAAACTACATTCCACGCTACCGACGATCAGTTTGTGTTCCAGAGAACGCAAGAGATAACTGACATCGTCGAGCAGAACAAAGCCCTGTATAACGCCACAGACGAGCGTGAGCGATGGGGAGAGTGGACACGCTACGCGCAGCTTCCCTTTGTTGTTGTTGATGACCTCAATGCCAAGGGCATCATGCGAGGGTTTGCGGTGATCGACGAAAAAAGATTCAGGGCGTGGATGAACGACCCAGAGAACAGACACTTCAGGACGAGGCCAGGTAAAGTATGAAAGTCGCTTTTTGCGTCCCATGTCGGGACACGATGATGACGGGAACGTCTTTCGATATGGCTCGATTGGCTGCGTATGACGGAGCGAATCGGGTTGGTAAACACGGTGGGGCTTTGTTGCTCTACACAGCGCCAGGTACGCTCATCTTCTCTCAGCGCGAGTCCTTAGCGAAAGAAGCATTGGCTGATGGCGCGGAATACATCCTCTGGGTGGACTCAGATATGAGATTCCCCAAGAACACCTTAGAACGTCTATTAGCTCACGGCAAACAAATCGTCGGGGTCAATGCGGTTACGCGGCGAAAGCCTGTATTGCCCACGGCCATAAACTTTCACCAAGACAAGGAAATCTTCGAGAAGATCGAGAGTCGCGGCAAGAAGGGTATCGAGGCTGTGACTGCTGTAGGTTTTGGGGTTGTCTTAACCCACAAGTCTGTGTTTGACGCTATGCCCCAACCCTGGTTTGATGTAGTATGGGGGGCGGGTGGTCTAATTGGCGAAGATGTGCATTTTTGCGTGAAAGCCTTAGATCACGGTATTCAGACGTTCGTGGATCACGAATTGAGTCTTGAGATAGGACACATAGGGACGCACGAATATCGATGGAGCGATGTCGAATATGGCCCTAAACACTTACAGCGCACTGCAAACGACGATAGCTAATTATCTCTCACGAGATGATCTTACTGCCGCGATCCCAGACTTCATCCAGCTTGCCGAAATACGGCTTCGTCGAGATTTACGCCTGCGGCAGATGCTTACACAAACATCGACAGCGGCAACCGGTGGGGTCGCTACGATTAGCCTCCCTAGCGACTTCTTGCAAGCAAGGGATGTGTACGTTGATTCTGATCCCGACTTCCCGATCACATACTCAACGCCAAGTACGTTCATCAGAAATGGCAGGACGAACGAGAGTGGTGTACCGGCTTTCTACACGATCCTCGGCTCGACAATTCAGTTTGCGCCAATTCCTGACAGCAATTACACGATTAAGATTTTGTACTACGCCGCACCTGACTTTCTCTCGACTTCCAACACATCGAACGTCTTTCTAGCCAATTGTCCTGACGCGGTCCTGTATGGCGCTTTAGGCGAGGCTGAACCCTATCTTATGAACGATCCTCGGTTGCAGACCTGGGGTGCTTTGTATGATCGTGCGGTTGCGTCTCTCACGAGGTCTGACGAAGAGTCTCAGTATTCGGGCGTTCCTCTCACGATGATGGTAACCAAGCGATGAGAGTGAACTTCGGCGAGTGGCTCCCAGATCAGCCAGGTGTTGCTGGAGCCCTTGTAGACGCTAAGAACGTCATCCCTCAGCAGGTTGGATATGGTCCTTTACCTTCGCCTAGTGAATGGAGTAATGCGGCTTCAGAGTCGCTTAATTCGGTGGTTGCTGCGGCGGCTCCTGACGAAGCGGTCACGGTCTTTGCGGGTGGCGAGACAAAACTCTTCAAGCTAGGCACGAACCTGAATCTATCTGATGTTTCTAAGTCCGGTGGGTATACAACCCCATCAGATCAGAAGTGGAGATTTACACAGTTTGGCAACCGAGTGATTGCGGCTAATGGAGGCGACAGACTCCAGGGTTACCTCATGGGCTCATCGACCTTGTTTGCAGACCTTGGTGCTGCTGCTCCTAAGTCTCGGTATGTAACGACCGTGAGGGACTTTGTCGTTGCTGGCTTTAATAATGGGGCAACGGTCTACCCTAACCGTGTTGAATGGTGCGCGTTAGGTGACGAGACAAGTTGGACTCCTGCCGCAACGACCCAGGCGGACTATCAGGACATCCCAGACGGTGGTCATGTCAAGGGATTGACCGGAGGCGAATACGGCATTGTGTTCATGGATCGTGCTGTGGTCAGGATGTCGTACGTTGGAAGCCCTCTTGTATTCCAGTTTGACACGATCTCTAGGGGTCTTGGGTGCATGGAGCCCAACTCGATCATCCAGTACGCAGGGATGTCGTTCTTTTTGTCTGATGACGGGTTTTACAGGTGTAATGGTCAAGCGGTCGAGTCCATTTCTGTCGAGAAGGTGGACAGATGGTTCTTCAATAACGTCGATATATCGCAACTTTCCTCGATGTCTGCCGCGGTAGACCCGCTTAAGAACCTCGTGATCTGGGCGTTTAAGACGGTCGATCAGTCAACTTTTGTCTTAATCTACAACTTCAACCTCAACAAATGGTCTTACGGTGAGGTGAATGTAGACACAATAGCATCATCTACCGCGATCACGACTACCTCCTCGTCTGGCCTTACCTTAGAGCAACTGGATGCTTACGGAAGCCTTGAGACGCTCCCTGCAAGCCTTGATTCCTTTGGGTATACGGTTACATCCACCCTCTTGACGGGTACGCTAGGGACCAAGATCGTTGCCTTTTCGGGCTCCAACCTGACAGCCAACATCGTCACACCTGATCTCTCGCTCAACGACACGCCAAGCGTTATTACCTTGGTTAGGCCGGTTATTGATGGCGGTTCTTGCTCGGTTCAGATCAACTCAAGGCGCAGACTCAACCAACAGACCGACTTTACCGGCTCGACCTACTCGGCTAATGATGATAATCGGATTGGATTAAGGTCTGCCGGAACCTATCACAGGTTAAAAACCATTCCTTCCGGTGTCTGGTCATCTGCTGTAGGTTTGGATGTCACGATTGTCCCGCAGGGCTTGAGATGATCTTCCGTACGCTACCTCCGTTTGGTGGCGATCAACGCGCTGTTGCCGAGATTGTCCGCGGCATCATGGACGGTAAGACCAACAACACGGGAACGGTGACGTTAGCCACAGGAAACGCGACTACAACTACGATCACAGACGCTAGGATAGGTGTAGAAAGCAAGATCATCCTTGTCCCTTACTCTGCTGCCGCTTATGCTGATTCGATCCCCTACGGCTCGTTTTTCGACGTTAACGACCAATCTGCCGCGAGTACAACAACGGCTTATGCAATCACGTTTTCCAATACCGACCTGTCCAATAACGTCTACCTGTCGAACTCATCGAGGATCAATGTAAGGGCGGCTGGCAAATACAACTTCCAATTCTCTGTCCAGTTGGCAAACGATGACTCGCAGATCCAAGACGTAGACATCTGGGTCAGGAAGAACGGTACTGACATTGCCGATAGCAACTCTAAGTTTTCTATCGACTCAAAGCATGGGTCAGTTAAGGGTCATGTTATTGCTGCGCTCAATCTATTTATAGACCTGGCGGCTAACGACTACATCGAGTTAATGTGGGCAACAACCTCAACGTTGGTCATCATCGAGCATATCCCCACTCAGACGAGTCCTACGCGACCTGCGACTCCTTCGGTGATTGCCACGATGCAATTTGTGGGCGGGTTTTCTAACGGCGGGGTTTACATCTCTTCGGTTACGAACGGGTCCGCGACGATTACGCATTTTCCAAATGCAACCTCTGACAAAACTTACGGCTATGTGGTGGTCGGATGAATGTGCAATATATCAAGCCAGATGAACTCAGAAAGGTCTGGCAGTACATCAAGCCAGGGCTTGAGGTTGTTCTCAAGAAGAGTCCAGAAGCATGGATACCGGAGGACATCTATTCTGACTGCTTTAACCAGCGATCAATGCTTTGGGCTTTTGTTGAGGACAACACTGTTGTTGGCTTTGTTGTTTTGCAGCCTATGGGCGATAATTTGCATGTTTGGGTTGCTTATGGCAAGGGAGATTTTGATGCAGGCATGGATCATGTTCTCCGCATTGCGAGAGATGGTGGCGCGAAAACTATCAGCTTTGATTCTTGGCGTAAAGGTTGGGATAAAAAAGCTAAGGCGTTAGGTTTTAGACCCAGGAAATGGGTGAGAGAGGTTTGATATGGCTGGCGGTTCAACAAACACAGTAACCAGGACAGAACTTGATCCTACGATGCGTCCGTATGTTCAGTACGGATTAAGCGAGGCTCAACGTCTCTACCAGGCTGGCGCTCCCGAATACTTTACAGGCCAGACGTACATAGGACCGTCTCAGCAGACGCAATCTGCTTTGTCGGCCATGCAGTCTCGTGCCATGCAGGGCAATCCGCTTGTACCTTTGGCGCAACAACAACTTGCACAAACCATCTCTGGTACGCAGGCGCAGGGTTTCGGTCAGTCAATTTCACCTTACTTTGCCTCAACGCTTTCTGGTCAGAAGGCCGAGGCTTTAGGTGCTGCTGTTAGCCCTTATTTATCTCAAACGCTTTCTGGTGAGCAAGCTCAAGCATTGGGTTTGGCCGCAAGTCCTGAGTTGGCAAAAGCCATAAGCGGGGCTTATCTTGGCGCTAATCCATACTACTCATCGGCGCTACAACCTGGTTTCCAGGCAGCGACAACCGCTTATCAAGATGCAATTAACCAAATGCGATCAAGAGCGTCTGCTGCTGGGCGATACGGGCCAAACGAGGCTCTTATGTCCCAAGAGCAAAGGGCGCAAGGTGCTTTGGCTAACGCTTTAACGGCTCAGGCTGGTCAGCTTGGTTATCAGGGTTATGAGGCAGAGCGTGCTAGGCAACAACAAGCCCTTGGCCTGGGTCTTAATCTTTATGAGTCGGAAAAGGCTAGGCAACAAGCCGCAGCGCAAATGGGAACTCAGTTATACGAGGCAGAAAAAGCAAGGCAACAAGCTGCTGCTCAAACAGGTGCTCAGTTGTATTCTCAGGAAAGGGGTTTGCAACAAGCGGCGATTGGTGC